TATGGAGCATTATTCAGCCTAACACGCCAACTTATCATTAATGATGATATGCATATGCTCACCCAAGTGCCTTATAAACTTGGACAAGCGGCACGTGCGACAATTGCAGATTTAGTATTTGCTCAGCTCTTTGGCGATCCGGTGATGAGTTATGATGGCAAAAAACTTTATGATGCTGCACATAAAAATACCGTAACCAGTGGCGCAATGGATTTAGCTAACATTGATAAAGCTATTCAGTTAATGAATGCACAAAAATCCTTTGATGGTAAACAGCTTGCGATTGAACCTGATGTCTTGCTTGCACCAACCTCGCTTTATACCCGAGCAAAACAAATTCTTGGTTCAAGTTCGGTGGAAGGAGCGGATATTAATGCTGGCATTATCAATCCATTAAAAGATGTCGTACCGGTTATGAAATCGCAACGCTTACAAGCAGAGAATGCGAAAATTTGGTACTTGCTTAATAAAGATGCGATTGAAGTCTCTTATCTCAATGGTGTTGAACAGCCGTTTATTGACCAACAAACCGGCTTTACTGTGGACGGTGTAACAACCAAAGTGCGCATTGATGCTGGGGTAAATGTGTTGGATCACCGTGGTATTGTGCGTGTAACTAATGCGTAAAATGTAAAAAAATCGACCGCTCTTTTGAGCGGTTTTTTTATTAATGATAAGGAAAAATATTATGGCGAAAAATTTTATTCAAAACGGTGACACCATTGATTTTGTTGCCACAAAAAATGTGAAAAGCGGTGATGTGGTTGTCTTGCAAGATCTGATTGCAGTTGCCGTTACTGATGTTGCAAACAAAGCAACTGGCACAGGGATTGTCGGCGGTGTATGGCGCGTAAAAGCCAAACAAGCTGATGACATTAAACAAGGCGATGTGTTGTATTGGTCTGATGCAGATGGTGCAACCAAAACTGCTGCCAGCAACAAACGCCTTGGTATTGCGTGGACCGACTCAGGCACATCATCTGAAGAAGTTGATGTGAAAATCAATGCTTAACCCGTTTGAACAGGCGTTAGCACAAGCAGACAAGGCGATAACAGATATTATGATGTCGCCTTGGCTGATTGAAGGTGTTGTTTACCCTGCCACTTACGATGAAATGCCGCAGCGTTTTGAAGGAATGCTGCAGTATAACGAAGAATATCGGGTAAACGGCACCAAACGCACATTAACACTGTTTAAAGAAAGCGGTTATCGTCCACGTGTCGGCGATCGGGCGGAACAAGGGGATAAGCAGTTTGTGGTTAAAGCCTTTGAGTTGGTGGATCAACTGATTATTTTGCAACTGGAGTAAATAATGACGTTAGAGCAAGATCTCGCTTTAATCCGACGGAATGCGAATAAGGTGGTGAAGCAGCTTAATCGTCAAGCGGCAAAAACCATCAATTATTTGGCAACAAAGGCGCGCAATCAAGCCACCAAAGCTGTTGCTAAAGATATTGGTGTGCCAGTGAAAACCTTAAAAGGCAGAACAAGACAAAGCAAACATCAGCGTGCAACCGCCACAAAACTGCGTGTGCAGTTGCGCGTTAATGTTTCACCGTTGCCGCTAATTCGGCTGTTAGAGAGCAAAGCGAATCGGGTGTGGGAAGGGCGTGGCGCAATTATGGTGGGGAAATATGCGGTACAACGTGGTTTTATCCAAACCCTTGCTAATGGACGCACGCACGTAATGCAACGGGCAGGGCGTGCACGCTATTCTATTGACGTGGTGAAAATTCCACTGCGCCAGCCATTGACTGCGGCTTACCAACAAGCCCTTAAAGATTATCCCACCGAATTACAGAAAGAATTGAAAGGCCGCTTAAGTGCGGTCTTTTCTTAGGGAGAAAAAATGCTGATTCATAAAGCGATTCGAGAACAGATCGCCTTACAGCTACGAATGTTAAACCCTGAAATTAACGTTTGGGCTGGGCGACCAACCTTTATTGACTTAGACAATGAACCAACCACACTGGCGGTTTTTATTGACGATGCGCAAAGCGAGCCAACAGGATTATGTGGTGGTGAGTGGGAGGCAATCTTAAATATTGCCATTTATCAACGATCAACTCAAGGTGAGGCTCCGCTCGACGAGCTGGCTGAGCAAATCGTTCAACATCTGGCGGAAGCCTTTGAAGATGACGAATTGGATACATTGCAGCAATGTTATTTAACTGGGTATCACTATGAACAAGATGCGCAGAAACGGACTTGGTACATTGCGAACTTACAATATCAAATTACTTATGGGCAGGAGGAATAATGGCCACACAAACTACGCCTTTCCAAGGCACAAAATTTTATATCGGCAAGGGGGTTGAAGCGGAAAAAAGTATCACCGCTTGCGAAATTACTCCTAATGCCAAAATCACCGTAGCCAATAGCGGTTACAAAAAGGGGGATTTGCTCCGCATTACTGGACTTGGTTCACTAGACGGCTACTACCCTATTAAAGAGGTGCAAACCAACGACATCATTTTTGCTGATGAAGTGAATTGGGCAGACCAAGACAAACCAACCGTGTTTACCAATGCCAAAGTGGCGCGTGTAACGTGGTCAAATAACTTCTGTGCCATCAAAAACATTGAAAAAGACGGCGACACGCTTTCGGAAGAAGATGTTACCACGATGTGCAGCGAAGGCACCGAAACCGAACCGGGCGATATTGAGTTTGGTAACGTAAAACTGACTTTCTTCTGGGCACCCGCTACCGCAATGCAAGCGGATTTACGCAAGAAGTTCTACGGCAAAGAAACTTTCCCCTATTTGATTGTGTTCAAAAACAATCAAGGCTCGTTATATGGCACAGGCTTTATTCAAACTAGTACCAATATCAGCGGTGAAGTCAAAGGTAAGTTTGAATCAGGTGTAACTATTAAACAATCTAAACGTGATTATTTATTGCCAGTTTAATCAAACGAACGTTCATCAGAAATAACCGCTTGTCGTAAGGCAGGCGGTTTTTTTATATCTGAAATAGAGGATATTATTATGCAGCTTGCGAACCCAGAAAATAATCGATTGGTTGAACTATTAAAAGTTTCAGAAACTGCTAATCAATCATTTAACTACCTTATTGACTGTATTTATGAGTCATTAGAAAAATGTGCACTTACGAAGCATTTTAATATTATTGAAGAGAACACAGATTATAGCCTACTGGAAGCAAAACAATCATTAGAAAGAATGATTTTAGCGAGTGATGATGATCCACGAGTGATTAAAATAGCACAAATAATATTGAGTAATTCGGGTATTTCATCTAGAGAAATGAAGATTTTAGACAACGGTAAGGTTATTACTAGAAAAATTTATTTTGTCCAACGATCTGATGGTGCAATAAAAATAGGATCATCATTAGACGTTCAGAAACGGATTTCCGATATAGCGGCTCTGGTTGGTGATTTGAAATTATTGTGTGTGATAGATGGAACTATACGAATTGAAAAATCACTGCATAAAAAGTTCATAAATGATCATATTCATAATGAATGGTTTTCTCAAGAAAATATCAATCGCTTTATTAACGATTTAGGTATAAAACAAAATGCAAATTGAACTTCCACTTTTAGCAAATCAATAAGGAGATTAATAATGAACAAAGGCACGAAAGCAACTTTACTCGCGATTAAACCCACATTGAAACCCTTTGAACTCAACGGCAACACTTATTATATCCGCTCTTTTACTGTGGGTGATGTGAACCGTGAAGTGTTTGAATATCAAAATTGGCTGAAAGCCCAAGCTACGGCACAAGGCATTGAACTGAATGTGAATGATGAAGATGCACTTGCCAAACAGCTTGAGCCGATTGCCGATAAATACCGCCTTGCGCGCAATCTTGCTATCAAATTATGCGATGAAAAAGGCAATAATTTATTCGACCCTGACAATATCGAAGATTTAGAAGCCATTTTAACCCTTGATGACAGCGTACTCACCGCCTTTAATCAAGCTGAAAATGCCGATACCCCAAAAAACTCACAGCCCGACGCAAGTTCCAATTAACCTTATCCCTTGCGTTGGGCAAAACGCTATCAGAAATCGAAGCAATGCCTGAAAGCCACTTGCAAGAATATGAACAATTCTACCAAGAACAGCCGTTCGGCTTGTGGCGTGAAGACTACCGCACCGCACAAATTGCCTATCTTTTAGCGGCGATTAACAGCGATCCGAAAAAAGACAGCCCAAAACTCGCCGAGTTTATGCCGTTTTTTGCTAACCAAAGTGCGGTGGAAAATAGCCAAGATTTTGATGATGGTAGCGGGGCATTTTTAGCACAAAGATAACAACGACCAAATGGTCGTTTTTTATTGCCTGTAAGATAGAAAAGTACACTCGAAAGCGGTGTTTCCTTTCTCCACTCACCGTTTCTTACAGGCTCTTTTTTATGTGGAGATACAGGAGAAAATAATGGAAGCATTAACCGCAGAATTTTTAGGTAAAGAAATTACATTAGTGGATAACAATGGCATTGCTTATGTGGCAATGCGTGAAATTGTTGAAGGGATTGGGCTATCTTGGGGTTCTCAATCAATTAAATTGCACGAGAACAGCAAAAAATTCAACTGTTTCGATATCGAAACGGTTGGTGCAGATGGCAAAAAACGCAAAATGCTCTGTATGCCAATCAAAAAATTAAATGGTTGGTTATTTAGCATTAACCCAAATAAAGTGCGTGCAGATTTAAAAACACGCCTTGAAGAATATCAGGAAGAATGCTTCTTGGCGTTATGGGATTATTGGACGGAAGGCATTGCCCGCCGTGATGAAGTGAAAAGAAAGCTACTTGATTGGAAAGAAAAAGAGAGTCTTTCTAAATCGAAAGGTAGTAAAGCAGGGCGGTTACTCAATCAACGAAAACAAGAAAAACACCGATTAGAATTAGAACTCGCCCAAATAAAGCAACTTGATTTATTTGTTGCACTTTAAGCCAGACAATTAAACGTCTGGCTTTTTTTATTACCAAAAACAAACCCCGATTGCGGCAAACAGTCGGGGTTTCCCTTTTCAACTCCCACTCGTCTATAGGAGATTATGATTTATTATGCCCAATTTTAACATAGGAAATTTATTAGGCAAGCTATTTACAAGCCTAAAAATAGGAGGAAATATGAGTGAGCAAGGTGCAGATAAGGCAGGGAAAGACATTTCGTTTGGCATTAAATTTTTCTTTTGCTGTATGGGTATCTCATCAATCTTAGCAGTGATCTTATGGCTATTACCTGACTTAATTACGGCTATTCACTAAGTTTTAATTCAAAGAGATAATCACAATTATTACTTCTTTTAGAAGTGGTTGGCGTGGTGATGTGATCCAGATCACTTCAAAACTCGCCTGATTTTGGTATGATTAACGCCTATTTTTCAGTTTAGGAGTTAATTATGAAAAAATTAGTATTAATTGGATTGGTTAGTGCGGTATTGGCTGGGTGTGCGACTGCACCGAAAGAAGTAAATCTCTCACATAAATTTGATGCCGCTCAGGCTCAAAGTCAATTAAGCGGTAAAGAAACGCTTAAAGGTAATGCGTTCTTAAGACAGGTAGGCGGAGGGATTGTTAATTGTGCTGGCTCTACTGTTGAGCTCTATCCTGCTAACCCATATTCAACCGAACGACTTTTTGCTCAATATCCTACTAGCTCTTGGGACGGTTCGGTATATAAAGCCAATGTTAAGTTTACACCTGATGATAGTCGTTTTGAGACAGTAAAAAAAACAACAACCTGTGATTCCGAGGGGAATTTTGAGTTTGAATCAATTAAAGATGGAAACTATATTGTAGTTACTGAAGTTGTGTGGAGCGTTCCTAGCCAGTACGGAATGCAACGACAAGGTGGCTATTTACTTAAAAATATTTCTGTCAGCAAAGGACATAAATCAAAAGTAGTTATAACTAAATAATGTTACTCAAACCCTGTTGACCTCAGCAGGGTTTTCTTTTATATTACCCACATAGGTGTCGAAACCTTAAAAACAGGCGGTAATCCGCAACCGAAATCCAATGCGGTTTTTTTGTATCTAAAATTTGGTGTTTCTCCTTTTCTCAGCCAGATTTGACAAAAAACGGTAAATAATAATCAATGTCGAGAGGGCGAGGAATACAATACCCGAAAGGGGAATAACTCCAGCCATCCTGTTTTGGCTTTCGAACCTCTCGGCACCAACCATATTCATTATGAATATAGTTGATAATTTCGAAAAAGATAAACAGGAGACGGATTATGTCTAATCAAATTTCAACTCAAACAGTTCAATTTCACAATCAATCATTAGTTACTTTTGAACAAAATGGCACATACTACACGGCAATGAAACCGATTTGTGAAAATATCGGGATACAATGGGAATCTCAATTTAATCGTATTAAGCGTGATGACGTATTAAGTTCAACTATTGTTATGATAACCATAGTTGCCGAAGATGGTAAAAACCGTGAGATGGTCTGCCTCCCAATCCAATACCTTAACGGCTGGCTATTTGGCATTGATGTAAAACGCGTGAAACCTGAAATCAGAGAAACACTCATCACCTACAAAAGAGAATGTTATCAAGCGTTGTTTGATTATTGGAATAAAGGAAAAGCAGAGAGATCGCAAACCACAGTTGATGATCGCACAGGTTTACGCGATTCCGTTAATGTGTTAGCTGCTAAGCGTAAATTAACCCACAGTGAAGTTTACGGCTTTATTCATCAACGTTTTAACGTTGAAAAAATTGAACAGCTAACAGCGAAACAAATTCTACAAGCGATAGAGTATGTGCAAAAACTCACTATCGGCGTAGAAATCGTTCTCCCTGAACCAGCAAACAAGATTGTATTGGGTCTTGATGATTTTTATGTACTTGCGAAAGCAGTTAATTACCTCAACCATTCTATTCCTGAATGGGAGCGTTTAGAGGAGCTATTTTCTGATTTAGAAAGCCATAAAAACTACAAAACCGCTTTCAATCTTGGCACTGCTAGCAATAATCTGGCTCAAACTGCGTGTAATGAAACATACATCATTGCTACAAAAAGGTAGCATTCGTAATGAAATAGAGAATTGGATTTTTAACAGTCCAAGAACAGAGCAAAGACCCACAAAAACCGTAAATTACTTACGCTAAAAACTCAACAAAAACCGACCGCACTTTACTTTAAGTGCGGTTGTAGGAGAATCAAATGAAACGAAATTGGGAGCTTATCCGCAAAATTTTGTTAAAGCTCGAGCAAAAGGTTGATGATACGCCGTTGGATAGTGAGAGTATTAAAGGCTTTCCGTCCGATGTAGTGGTGTACCATTATCAATTACTAGCACAGGCTGAACTGATTTGCATTGAAGACAATTCTACAATGGGCGATGCGGATTTTGTGGCAATAAATTTAACGTGGCAAGGACACGAATTTCTCGACAAAATCCGAAGTGATACAGCGTGGAATAAAATTAAACAAATCATTAAAACTAAAGGGATTGATTTATCCTTTGAGGCAATTAAATTAGCAGGGAAAAGTTTATTGATCGCGTTGTTGGCGAAATAGCTTGACTGCCCGTGGGGATTTGGTAGATTTTATGCCTATATTATAGGAGAAAGTAAATGAAAAAATACAGCAAGCAAGTGGACTATCTTTTTACTGAGGTTATCGGCTTTTGGCTTTATATTATTGCTTGGTTAATGATTCCTGTACTTATTGTTTTTGCGATAGGTGGGGTAGAATGGCTTTTTTTTCCAGAAAATGGTTCAGCTAGAATGGTAGTGCTTAAGTCATTGCTTGTTGGATTGGTCGTTGGTGGTGGAGGAACTGCGTTATTATATTGGTATCTGAAACCTAAAAAATAAAAAATAAGCTTATGTTAGAGAAAACCTCGCTTTTGCGAGGTTTTTTTATAGGAGAAAAGAAGATGGCTGGGTCGTTAGGACAACTAAATATTTTATTAGGGCTAAATAGTGTTCAGTTCAATAAAGGGCTTGAGAAATCTATAGTTAAAGCTCGTAATTTTGCTACGGAAACGAATAAATCTTTTAAATCTATTGAAAATAGTCTATCTATTTTAGAAAGATCTGCAAAATGGACTAATACTTGGTTGAGCACTCAACAATTAACGGCCGGAATCAGACAACTGACTCAATATGCCGATGCTTATACCGAAATTCAAAATAGAATGAAATTAGTCAGCAATGAAGCTGCTAAAAGCACTCAAGCAATGCAATCAGTTTTTGATATTTCAATGAGAACACGGCAGAGTGTGAATGCAACAGCTCAAGTGTATCAGCGCTTCGCCCAAAATGCACAACTGCTAGGAATCAGTCAAGAACAAGTAATAAGTTTAACAGAGACGGTTTCAAAATCAGTTGCTCTTTCTGGAACAAGTGCAGCCTCAGCGGAAGCTGCACTTACACAATTTGGACAAGCGTTGGCAAGCGGTGTATGAGTTTAATTCCGTAATGGAACAAACACCAGGCTTAGCTCTTGCAATTGCGAATGGTTTAGGGGTTACAATTTATCAACTACGAGATTTAGCGTCAAAAGGAAAATTAACAGTAGATGTATTAATACCGGCATTAGAAAAAGTTAAAAATCAGGTAGATAATGATTTTAATAGTATGTTGGTAACAACAGGGCAAGCATTAACGAACTTGAGCACAGCCGCAACTAAATGGATAGGAGAATTAAATACCAGTGTAGAAGGTACAGATAAATTAGCTAAAGGAATCCTTTATTTAGCGGATAATTTTGATGTATTAGCTAAGTCTCTATTAGCAGTCAGCGCAGGTGTTATTGCATTAAAAACTTTACCAAATATACAAAGCAAAATTAAAACACAAGCAGATAAATATCAGCAAATACAACAAGAGAAACAACTTGCACAAGTCACTAGAGAACGAGCTATCGCCTTAAGAGAGCAAACTGCGGAAGTGCTAAAACAAGCAACAGCAGAATATCAGGCAATGAAAACGAGAGTAGATAATATTCGTTTAGCTCAACAACAAACAATAGTTGAGCGAGAATTGTTAGCGACGAAATTACAAGGAATGAGTGGCAGTGCAAGGGTTGCAAGCTTAGTGCAGTATAATGCTTTATTAGAGCAGGAAAAAATACTGACTAAACAACTTTGTATTGCAGAAAAAGAACTTGTTACCGCAAAAAGCACCTTAAAAGTGGCTTATGCAGAAAATGCAATAACGCAGGCAGCAGCGAATGCTGGATTGGTTCGTTCAAGCGTTCTCATGAATGCTTACCGCGGAGTTGTACGAGGAGTAACTGCGGAACTTCAAATGATGAAAGCGGCATTTTTATCCAATCCGCTTATGTTAGGGATAACCGCACTTACCGTTGTCGCCTCGTTTGCGGGGTATTGGTTCGCTACTGCGGATGCCACAGAAGAAGCAACGCAAAAAGCCAAAGATTATGTGCAATCGGTTGATGCAAGTAAAGCAGCGTTAGAAAAAATGTCTGCTGCGGCATTACAAAAACAACTGAAAGACCTTGAAGAAAGCAAAGCGGCATTTAACAAAAAAATTGAGGAGCAAAAGAAAAAGGCAGCGGAATTACAGAAACAGCTTGAGGAACTCAGTAAAGGGGAAATGCTTAACTATGGTGCAGATTCCCTTTATTCGTTTGCAAGTAATGCGGAAAAGGTGAAAAAAGTTCAGGGCGAGTTAATCGATCTCAACGCAGATTTAGATCAGTCAATGCGTGATTTAGATGCGACTAATGAACGCTATAACGCCACTCGAGAACATTACAATCAGCTTTTAGGTATAGGTGCAAATAAAACGCCAGATGTTACCGATAAAACCTTTTTATTTAGCAAATCATTGGACGAGCTGGGTATTTCCGCAGAAGACGCGAAGAATAAACTACAATCCTTATTTTCAATGTTTGCGGGGCAAGGGATTTTGGCATTTCAGCAAGGCGATAAAATTGTTGGTTATGCCAATGATAAGCTCCAAGAGGATCTCAACAAGTTAGCAGCTGATAAAGTGCGAGCAGGCTTAAAAGGAAAAGCGCTCTATAACCACGATGCGGAGCAAGAGGCCTTGCGTAAAGGTTATCAAGGCGAAGCAAAGGATAAATTCATTGAGGCCTATGTAGGGGCACAGTTAGCCAAAGAGAATAATCGAAAATCGGGCAGAAGTAAAAAGTCAAAAATTGATTACGTTAAGCAGTACACCGATCAGCTTACTCAAATGCAGCAACGTTTGGCAGAGCTAAAAGCGAATGCAAGTGACATCGCACTTTATGGTGAACCTAGCCAATATCAAGAAGTTAACAGACTCACGCAAGATATTGCAGCCAACGCAGAAAAATATAAGCATTTTGGGGCAGAAGGTCTTACTAAGTTAAAAGCGATGGCGGAGCAAATTGATAAAGCACAGCAAGCTGTCAATATTGCTCAGTTTGCTTATAACAAT